AATCGTTTCAAAGCATCAAACATACATGAGCGGCAACCTGGCAATGGCTGTCCGTATAACTGGCGGTGTACTTCGTTTAGTTTGGCATAGTAATCAGCCGAAAGGGCATAGGTTCCCGTGCGGTTAATACGCTCAATGGTTTCTTTCAGTTGTAGGCAAATTTCTTTTTGTTCGGGTGTCATCACTTTGTATGTCTTACGTATGCAATTAAATAACCAAAGCCAAACGAAATAAATGAAAATATTAAAATTTCAATCATAGGTAACGGTCAATTAAACTGCCACACACAGCAGACAAGGCAGCAAAGGGCAATCCCCACCACCCGGCAAGTGGAATGAATACGGCAAGGCCGAGCCACCACGATAAACAGAAGCCACATTCCCAGGGTTTGTAAATCGGTCTGTGCGGTGTGCTGACTTTCAACACAAAGCTAATCACCGGGGGGAATAAGTACCGGGATAGCAGTACCGCTAATGCGGCAACGGATATTATATTAACCAAGTTCATTGTAGCGTTCTTTTATTTGGGTTTTCAGGGCATTAATGATTTGACTGATTTCTCTGTAATTTATTTTGGTGGCTTTGGCTATGCTGGCCATGCTGCGATTTTCATTGTATAGCATCCAAAGTTTCTCCACGTACCATTCGGAGCGGTTAAAGTGTAACGACACCTCTTTGTAATTGATTGCCTCACGTGCTTCCTGCATCCGCCTAAAATTGCTTTCATCGTAATCCTCAGCGGTGTCATCGTAGTCATCGGGTAGCGTTTCATTGGTGCGTAGGTGGTCACGATAAAACTTTGTGTATCGGTTGCCGTTTACTGCATTTACACCCACCCGGACAAGGTAAAATATCAGTGTTCCGTTCTGGTGTAGGTTGATAATTTTGTCCTCGCTCATTTCGCAGAGTAATAACAAAAGATGCTGCTGTAAATCGCTTGCGACGTGCTTTCCTACTTTTTGGCAGAAGTCCGGCAGCCATTTGCTCGTTGCTATCTCTGTTATGATTTGGCTTTTCGTCACTCACGTTTGATTTTCAAATCATGCACCTTTTGCAGCCAATCTTTCCATTGCTTCCTATCCCCATACATTTCATGGTGTTTTCTGCACAGAGCCATCAGGTTTTCAATGCGGTCAGCGTGTTTGCTGCCACCCATGCCCCGTGCTTCGATGTGGTGAATGTCCACAGCTTGTGCCCCACACACCTCGCAAGGGATAAAATCGGTCTTGTCATATCCGAAATGGTCAAGATATACTTTGGTGTGTTTTTTCACAGCAGGTCAAACTCTTTCACATAGCATACATCAACCCATTCATCACCGACTGTGTGTGGAAAGTTATCTGAATACAAACGGTGTCTTTTATAAAAATCCTCATTACTTTCATTTGGTTGTTTAGGAATGTAGGTTTTTGAATATGCTTCTATGTCCTGCATAATATCTGCAAGTTTATCATTCGCATCGTCTTCATTTTTGTAAATTCCAATGATTTTATAGGCGATGTAGTTACCCCATTCTTCTGGTTCAACAATTACTGCGTAAACTTTCATGGCACAAAGTTTATTCGTAAATAGTCGATATTTTTATATTGTGGATAACTTTAATAAAAATAATTATACAAAAAGTATTGCATAGATATAAAAAACTATATTATATTTGCGGCATGAACACAGTATTTGAACAAGGCCACAAGGCCGCAGCCGAATTTGATGCTGATTTGCATGACGGTATCAACCCATATCCGCAGGGAACTTATCAATTTACCGAATGGGAAAAGGGGTGGGCATGGTATTTTACCATACAAAGCCGGATTGATTACGCTGATGCACAGCAAGAGCAGCAGAAATTTGTTGAAAATAATTTTGCAAAGTAAAAAGTAATTCGTATATTTGCGTATCGGAACAACAGGACTTCAACCCCCTGCCGAAATTTAAGAGCATGACAAACGACTTTAACTTAACACCACCTACAAGTATGATGCGGCTAAGCTCTGGCCGGGTTGAACATCAGAACGTGGGTGGTGTTTTGTTTATGAATATAACAAAACCCAAACCTATCCCGGCCGATATCTGCAATCGGTGCCTGGAAGAACTGGAAAATCAAATCATCCAGTTGGAAGTCAAAAAGCAAAACTGCACAATCAAAGAGCATCTGCCTGTTTACAAGTATGAGATGCACAAATTAGGATTTCAGCAGCTTTACTACACAGAATGTAAGCGTTTATTTATGAAAGGGCAAATGCAATGAGTGGTGGTTGGATAAAAATACACCGCAAACTTTCCGAGCATTGGATATATCAAGATAGCAACTACCTGCATTGGTGGATTGACATCCTGCTTGCTGCAAACTTTGAGGATAAAAAGGTATTGATTAAGGGTGCTTTGTACGATTGTAAACGTGGTCAAAGCGTGTATTCACTTGATACATGGGCAAAACGCTGGAACACGGATAAAAGCAAGGTACGTAGATTTTTGAGTATGCTGGAAACTGACGGCATGATTACACTTGAAAACATATCTGTTTCGACACGGCTAACTGTTTGTAAATATGAATGTTACCAAGACGAGCGACACGCAGATGAAACGCAAGTGAAACGCAAACGAAACGCAGATGAAACGCAGATGACACCAACTAAAGAATTTAAGAATGATAAGAAAGAAAAGAAAGAAGAAAATATATATAGAGCTTTCTCTCATTTGAAAATTACAACTGCGGAGTTTGACAAGTTGATTGCCGATGGGTGGGAAAAAGAACAGATTGATGAAACGCTTGATGAAATCCAAAATTTCGCAAACAATAAAAAGTATGTTTACCTATATTTGACGGCTCGCAAATGGCTCGCAGATAAACCCAAAAAAGGACTTCTGCCTAAACATTTGAGGAACTTTGTATGCTGACCTATTCATTCCATAATATCGAAATACCTGCTGGCAAGACATCAGGCGAAGTTCAGACACTTTGTCCGCAGTGCAGCCACACCCGAAAAAAGAAAACTGACAAATGCCTATCAGTCAACTTAGATAAAAAGGCATGGTATTGCCAGCACTGCCAATGGAAAGGTGCAATCATTGACCGCCCGGAGGTGGTAAAATATGAAGTGCCGGAATGGAAAAACAACACCACGCTATCCGACAAGGTGCTGAAATGGTTTGAGGGCCGCAGGATTACAGCCGCCACACTCAACAAAATGCAAATCACCGAACAATCCGAATGGATGCCGCAGGTTAGCAAGGAAGTCAATTGCATCTGCTTCAATTACTTTGAGGGTGGGGTGTTGAAAAACACAAAATATCGGGATGGCTCAAAGAATTTCAAGATGCACAAAGGGGCGGAACTCATCCCATATAACATTGACTGCCTTGCAACCGCAAAAGAGGTTTGGATAGTTGAAGGAGAAATGGATGCACTATCACTGATTGAAGCAGGGATTGAAAATGTTATCAGCGTACCAAACGGGGCGCAGCCAAACCTAACTTTTTTTGACCGCTTTATGCCGATGTTTGACCACATTGAAAAGATACACATCGCAGTTGACAACGATGCGCCCGGCATTGAATTACGCAATGCCATTGCAGAGCGGTTTGGTAAAGACAAATGCGATTACATTGTATTTCCTGACTGCAAAGATGCAAACGAATATCTTTTGCTTAATGGTGCATTTGCCTTGCGTGATGCTGCCAATAACGCAACCGAGTTCCCGATGGTCGGAGTGTTCAGCATTACCGATTACCTGCCAGAAATTGAAAATCTCTACAATTACGGATTGCCAGAGGGTTGCGGAACTGGTATGTCTGGATTTGACAGCCTGCTAAAATTCCATAAGGGATATTTGACCACTATCACGGGTGTTCCCGGTCACGGTAAATCGGACTTTTTAGACCATATCCTTATCAAGTTACTGCAAAAACACGGATGGAAAGGTGCGTTTTACAGCCCTGAAAACAGGCCAGTTGAACTGCACATCAGCAAGTTGATGCGGAAGATAACACAGCGACCATTTCAGGGCCACAATAGGATGAACCAAGAGGAAGTATATGAAGCCCTGATGCTGCTGGAAAACAATATCTACTTCGTAAAGCCGGAAAAGGATTTCACGCTGGACAGCATCTTGTCAAAGGTGGCCGAACTTAAAAACCGCAGGAACATTGATTGGTTTGTCATTGATGCATGGAACAAGTTGGAACACCAGTACAGCGAAAGCGAAACTAAATATATCGGTCAATCTCTGGACAAGATTGTCAATTTCTGCGAGAGGTACAATGTGCATTGCTTTTTGGTGGCACACCCACGCAAAATACAGAAAAAGGATGGCGGTATCTATGAAGTTCCCACACTTTATGACATCGCAGGTTCAGCAAACTTTTTCAATAAGACGGACAACGGAATTACGGTGTATCGGAATTTCCAAAACAACAGCGTCGAAGTCCACGTGCAAAAAGTAAAATTCAGCCATTGGGGTGCGGTTGGTTCACAGCTATTCCAATATGATGTGCCAACCGGATTATATAAAGAAATACATTAATATGAGAGCAAAAATAAAAATACCAAAGACAAACAGCCGCACCACATTCCGCATGAGCGAGGTATCGCAGCTAAAAGAAACCATTGAACACCAACGCATCAGGATTGCAGAGTTGGAACGGATGCTCCGGATGAACATGGAGCAACAAGATGCAGCAATCAAAGCCGCACACCTTGCGGTTAGGTCGGCATACGCTGACTATCTGCCGAGCCACACCACGCACTCCACCCGTAAACGTGAGGTATTAGAACCACGTCAAATATTCATGTGGTTAATCAGGAATAAGACCAGCATATCACTTGCAAAAATCGGGAGGTTATGCGGTGGCCGTGACCATAGCACCGTAATACACGCTTGCCGGAAAGTTGATGATTACGCAGCCACTGACAGACGTTATGCTGCCCGGTTAGAAACCATAAAAAATAACTTTGAGTTGTTTGTGAATGAAGTTTAATTTTGTATATTTGCACAATGAAACAAACAATAATAGGGCCTGTAAAAAAATCAATTAGGATTTGGCTGCCTGATGAAATGGAAAAAGATGGTGGTGTTTGGATTAATGCAACCGTTCATAATGTTTCGGTAAATTATGAAGATATCATAATTGAAAAAAACAGCAAAGAGATTGACATTGAAAATACATTAAGTTCATTTGATGGGTATAAGATTGAAACTATTAATGAAACTGATTAATCCATTCAAGCCCCACGTGGTTAAACTGCCTGATGGTGGTTTTGCTATCCGGTTGTATCGGCTTTTTTCTGCCCAGTTCCTCACTGAATTTGGAACGTACACGGATTGCGTTGACAATCTTATGCTATTCCGCACACACTTTGATGCTGTGATGCACCTTGACATACTAAAATACAAACGTAAACAACTAAACAAAGCAAAAGCAATATGATAGTAATTGACATCTGCCTGACTGATGTTCCAAAGGAACTGATAACAGAGGGCAAAAACGGAAAAAAGTACCTGAAACTGGTGCTGAATGAACGCAAAAGCGAGGGTAAGTTTGGCGAAACGCACACGCTTCAATTAAGCCAAACGAAAGAACAGCGAGAGGCAAAGACACCGCCTGTATATGTTGGTAGTGGCAAGGCATACAAGTTTGAGCAAAAGGCGAAAACAACTGCTGACGAGCCAGCGAAGTATGACATAAATGATTTACCCTTTTAGATTATGGAACAAATGATTTTAAGCCCGGTATCGATTAAGGAATTTCAAAGCATGATACAAAATTCAATGTTTGAAGTTCTTAATTTTAAGAATGTGAAAACGCAGCATGATGAATTTATCACCAGAAACCAAGCTGCTGAAATCTTGGGTGTTTCTTTACCCACGTTACACATTTGGACAAATAATGGACTATTACAAAGCTATAAAATCAATTCACGGGTTAGATATAATCGTGAAGAGATATTAACTTTTTTGCGAAAAGGTAAAGATAAATTTACTAATTCGCCAATCCATGATAAAAAAACCATTATTGAAATGATGAATGAATTGCTTCCCGGAGAAATGGATGCTGTTGTTTCTTTCATAACAAATAAAATCAATGATAGAAAAAATTGAAGCCACCTGCGACAGCATAAAACAACTGCTGATTGACAAAAATGCCAAGTATGGAAACTCCGCCCTTAACCCGGTGAGAGTTTTCAGCAAGGCAGACAATCAGGAGCAGTTACTTGTCCGCATAGATGACAAGTTGAGCCGGATTGCACGGGGTGCAGGAATGGATGGCGTGGATGAGGACACACTAAACGATTTAATCGGATATTTAATTTTATTAAAGATTGCAAAAAATGACCTACGAAGAGAAACGAAATCATTTTCAAACCTGTAAGCAAAAGGGCGATGTTATGGCGGTGGTGAAATACTGCGATGGTGTTGCCAGTTATGCCACGATTATTAAAGCACTTAACACACCGGGCAAGTACAAAAGCAAAAAGGAGCAGCAGATTATTGATGTTGCCTATCAATTTGTGAACAGCCGTGCGAGAGGAGTTATACACGACCATAGTATATTGGAAGCGTGAGATGATGTCCTTTGACATCGTGCCAAATGCAGAAGCAGACCGGGTAATTGCAAGATATCGCAAAAAAGGATTTGAGGCCGAAGTTTACAGTAAAGAGTTGATTGTAACCATTGCCAAAAAAAAATCTTGAAAAAAGTTTGCATATATAAAAAACTATACTATATTTGCACCATACAAATCAATCAAATATGAAACACGATTTAGAAAAAAGAACCAAACACGGCAGGGTATCATCTTGCGAGTACGAGTTTTATTACTCGTCATTCACCGACATTGTTAGCATCACTGCTACCTGGGCGAACATCAACGAAAAGGAAAGGGTTGCCATTCCTGCTGAAAAGATTGACGAGCTGATTGCATTTTTGCAAGATGCCAAATTAATGTACGAATTAGGACTTGACAAGGAGGGTGTCAGCTATGAATAACACCCTAACCGCACCCATTCTGCCAAACGAAGTAGAATGGAGAATTCAGAGCCAAACAAGTACGGGCAAACTGATTGTCGTGCCGTACATAAACAATCGCTGTGTAATGACACGCTTCGATGCTGCTTTTGGTGCAGAGAACTGGACATCCGAGTTTCGGGAAATCAGCAATGGTTTTCTTTGCCGCCTTACCGTGACCATAAATAAACGGGAAGTGTACCGGGAAGACGGAGCCAGCAAGACAAACATCGAGCCGGAAAAGGGTGGTATCTCTGATGCAATGAAACGTGCTGCTGTGCAGTTCGGTCTTGGTCGCTGCCTGTATGACTACCCCCGTGTAATGATTGAATGTGAGGGCAAGTTCATCCCCGATTGGGCATACGAAAAATTGGATAAACTCGTCACTTGGATAAACGAGGGCAAGTGTAACCGTGACATGATTATTTTAAGCCAAAAGTGATGAATAAAGAACTTGACAAACAATATGATGCAAGGCCGCTGCCAGTGGTGGCCTTGCTCGATGCCGGTGATATTGCAGGTGCTAAGGCATACGTCACACAATTAGCTGCTCACGCTGCTGCGTATGACATCCACGACTTAACCGCTTATATGGCAATGAACCAAATCCGCAGGGAGTTAATCACACGCAACCTGATTGAAGCGATGCAGCCCGAATGGGATAGTGCAGAGTTCAAGGTAAACAGGGTGCATACAGAGCAGCAGCACCGCATCCGGTCGCAGTTTTGGGGAGAAAAACACGAAAACCCATATCAAAGATGAAAAAGCGAGAAACACCCAAAAGCATTGAAAGGCAGTTGCAGGATTGCAAACTATTCGGAAATACCGAACAGATGCCAGAAGCCCAGCCGTATGATTACGCCAATATGCCGGATGATTTGCCGAGTGTAGAGCATTGGTATAATGTGCGAGAGCGGCATTTGTTTCAAGTGGAACGAATAGCAAATGGATAACAGTCGTGCAGGCGTAGCCATAATGATTTAGATATACATTGGTTACGCTTGGACTTTGTTATCACCTATCGGGTATAATACCACTTAGTATAAACAAAATCGTACCTTATCGGGTATATGGAATTGATTGCAACCATAATTTTTTTATCCCCTGCTGCATTGGCTTTGGTGGACTTTTTGACCGACATCAGCAACAATAGTAAATAAATCTACTTTTATAGGTAGATGCTGAAAGAAACCAAGCGTATCTCTCGCAACATCCATGCGGTGTATTGCGAAAAATCAATCAACCTACTTTTAATGTCCGACTTGCACTGGGATAATCCCAAGTGTGATAGGGAATTACTGAAAAATCACCTCGACGAAGCCGTAAAAAGGGATTGCAAAATCATTTTAAACGGTGACACTTTTTGCATGATGCAGGGCAAATATGACCCACGTAGGTCAAAGAAAGACATCCGGCCAGAACACAACAAAGCCAATTATATCGATGCGGTTATTCATGATGCGGTCGATTGGTTTGCTCCGTATAAAGACAACATTTTGCTGGTAGGTTATGGCAACCACGAAACCGCCATCCTCAAAGCCCTTGAAACCGACCCAATCCAACGCTTTGTTGACCTATTAAACACGACACATGGGGCTAATCTTTACGCTGGGGGTTATGGTGGGGTAGTTGATTTTAAGTTTCAACTGGATGCAGCAGGGCAAAGGCGTAAATGGACACTCCGATATCATCACGGACACGGTGGCGGTGGTGCTGTGACAAAGGGAGTAATTCAAGACCAGCGAATGATGGCATCAATGGAGGGTTATGATTGTATATGGCAAGGCCACGTACACGAACTATACCACCACATTAACCCGGTTGAAACCTATGACAGTCACCAAAAGAAAATAAAGGCACGGAGTGTTCACCAAATAAGGACAAGCACCTACAAAGAGGAATACGAAGATGGCTTTGGTGGGTTTCACGTAGAAAAAGGCCGCCCATTCAAACCGCTTGGAAGTATGTGGCTAACACTTACAGCTAATTACCGTGAAAACGAAGTGATACCCGAATTTACTTTTTGCCAACAATACTATGTTTAAAATACCTTTATGCCTTGAAGTCATTGCAGGTGACGAACAAGACGAGATGCTTCAAAACATGGGTTTAAAAACCAATTCGGTTGACCCATACGACGAACAAACATTTATCGTTTGTTTTTACAAAGTCGATGCAATTACAACCGATACAAGGAGTACTGCAAAAAAACCGCTCACCGTCATATATTGCGGTGAATTTGCTTATCTATGCAAATTAGACATGGCAACCCTTGTGGATAGAATTGCTGCTGTATCAATCTAACAAAGTGAAGTCAATAACCTGACCGAGGTTAAATCGTTTTATTATTTCAAACCAGTGAGCATCAGGAACCGTTTGGCAACCTGCACTCCACTTGTTTACAAAGTTTCCTATACCTGCACGGTGCAAGTTTATCCCATAAAGGCCGAATTGCTTTGTCACCCCGTCAACTAAATTGTTTTTATTGCCGTCACGCTGAATGGTAATGGGTAAAACCTGCTGGAAGTAAGGCGCACCCAACCAAAGGTTTTTCCAGTTCGCACCTGTCACAAATCTGTGCGAATTTGTGACTTGTTGTGCAACGGCAACGGCTGTGCCAGTAACACCGCCAACGGTCAAAGGATTGTAAACGTAAAAATCACCAGCCGTTGTGGATGCCGGTGCCACATACACAATCCTGCCGTTTTTGTAGCATACCACAAAATCATCGAATTTATTACTGAACACCATATCCGTACGCAACCACACCAACCCATCAACCGGCATCACGTATTTGCGGGCCTTTATTTCGGCTTTTATGTAGTTGTCAAGTGCATTGATTGTTTGTGAGCCAATCACCCCGTCATTGGCAATTTTTGCTCCTTTTGTGTTCAGGTATATTTGCAGGTTTTTCATGCGAGTAGTTTTTTATCCCTTGTTTTTATCTCTTGGCAGAACGTAATTGCAGGCTTTCCCATCCGCCCCCATGCTTTCCGTGCATCGTTTTCCGTGCGGTAAACGCAGGGTTTTATCACCGCATTAAGTTCGGCAGATGGATGCCATTGCCCGTCTTTGCAATAGTAAAAATCTTGTATGCCTTGCTGTTTAATTAGTGTAAACATTCTACAAAGTTACTTTGCAACAGCAACCAATCCAAACACAACCGCAATCGTTTTCCATAAATTCGTCTTTACACGCTCTTTTTTTACTTGTTTGGCACAATCACTCATCAATTCTTTTTGAGTGGCTGTAATCGCCTCTAAATGCGAAATTACGCTATCTTGATAAATAACCACTTGTCCTTGATTTGCAATTATTAAACTATCCTCAAAAACAATCTCTTTCATCAGGGCATTTTCAGACAGCAGATTTGCAATGCCAGAAGTGTCACCAACGAGTGCCTCAATGGTCAGCGTGTCGTGGACATATTTTGTCCTGATTTCACGCAAGGTTTTTATTTTTACTGCACGGCTATTCAGCAGGGTTAAATACTCGGCTTTCAAGCTGTCGATTTCTGCCTTGTATTTGTCCACTTTGCCTTGCATGGTGTCTACATTTTGCCGTGTTTGGATTGCATCCTCACAACTCCGAGTGCTAAACACAAGGAAAAAAAGCAGAAAAACAATAATACCTGCATTTACCCACCTCATTCCTCTGCGAAAAAGTTTGTGACAAATTTACCGACCGCACCCAGTACACCGCACAGCAACATCAGTTTTGGGTGGTCAAGGTTTAACCCGGCAACGAATAAAGATGCAGCGGCAATGCTGTCACCCAAAACCCTGAAACGCTTGGGAGTGGGTTTGAAATATCCTTTAAGTTTCATCTTCCTTGACCTCTGTATGGTTTTGCTGACTTGTGTTTGTTCGCTGACTTCGTGTGTCTGCCAAGTTTCCGTTTGGGTTTGGGTTGCCACTTTACAATATCACTTTTTTTCGCCATGTTTGAAAAATTTGTAAATGCCTATGCA